ATGGTTTTGGTCAGGAAAGCAGGGGGAAAAGCAAAGGCCTTTGGCCCTGCGGCGCAAAAAGCGTTCCTTGCGCATTTGGCGCAAACATCCAATGTCAGCGCATCGGCCAAGCTCGCAGGTGTAACCACCAAACCCGTATATGACCTGCGAAAGAAATCGAAGGCATTTTGCAACCAGTGGCTGATCGCCCTGGCAGAGGGCTATGCACGGCTTGAAGCCAATCTGCTGGCAGAGGCGCTCTCGCCCCCGGCGAGCAATCTGAAAGACAGCACCCTCAGGCAAAAGCAGATGAAGGCGCGGATCGGCATGTCGCTGCTCGCAGCGCACCGGGCGACAGTTCGCGGCGGCGAAAAGCCTGCACCGTCGCGTTCGCGCGATCCGGCCGAGGTCCGCGCCCGGCTTGAAAAGCGCTTTGCCGATATGCGCGAACGCATGGACGAAGATGCTGCACCAACCCTGCAGTAAGGCGGAGCTTGTGGCGCAGCTTTCGCAAGGTGAGCGCACGAAATGGTTTCAGAAACTGGAGAAGGAACGGCGAAGCTGGCAGATTGAATATGACTGGGATTTCTGGGCGCGCGATGAACAGCGCGCACCGTCCGGCGATTGGCGCTGCTGGTTTGTGATGGCGGGGCGGGGCTTTGGCAAGACGCGGATGGCGGCCGAATGGGTGCGCGCGCAGGCGGAAGCCGATGGATCTTTACGGATCGCGCTGGTTGCCGCGACCTTGCATGATGCACGGTCGGTGATGATAGAGGGTGAGAGCGGCCTGCTGGCGATTGCGCCCGATGAGCAGCGCCCGACATGGGAGCCTTCGTTGAAACGGCTCGTCTGGCCGACTGGTGCAATCGCCCAAGTCTTTGCGGCGTCAGAGCCGGAGGGGCTGCGCGGCCCCGAACATCATATCGCCTGGGCCGATGAGGTGGCCAAGTGGGACAATGGGATCGCCGCCTGGGACAATCTGAGCATGACGATGCGCCTCGGGTGCTTGCCTCGCATTGTCGCCACCACCACGCCGCGCAGCGTTCCGTTGGTCAGGCGGCTGCTGAAGGAAAAAGGCGTTGCGATCACGCATGGCGCGATGGACGCCAATCGGGCAAATTTGCCGACCAGTTACCGGCAGGCGATGGCGGAGGTTTATGGCAAGGCGCGGCTGGGGCGGCAGGAATTGTTGGGCGAGTTTCTGGAGGATGCCGAGGATGCGCTGTGGACGCGGGATTTGGTGGAGCGATGCCGGGCGGCCTGTGCGCCCCAGATGCGGCGCATCGTGATTGGTGTCGATCCGCCTGCCAGTGCGGGCGGCGATGCCTGCGGGATCGTTGTCGTGGGGAAGGGCGCGGACGGCAAGGCCTATGTGCTCGCCGATCATTCGGTGCGGGGTCGATCGCCGGAGGGCTGGGCGCGGGCGGTGGCCGCTGCTGCCGATGCCTGGGGCGCGGACCGGGTGGTGGCAGAAGCCAATCAGGGCGGCGATATGGTGATCAGCACGCTGCGCGCCGCCGATGTGGCGATGCCGGTGAAGAAGGTGCATGCCGCGCGCGGGAAGGTGGCAAGGGCAGAGCCGGTGGCGACGCTCTATGAGGGCGGTCGGGCTTTCCATGTCGGCGCCTTTCCCGAATTGGAGGATGAGCTGTGCGGGTTGATTTCAGGGGGTGGTTATGAAGGGCCGGGAAGGTCGCCTGACCGTGCAGATGCGCTGGTCTGGGCGATGAGCGAATTGATGCTGGGGAGGCGCGGTTTGGAACCGCGGGTTCGGCAGCTCTAGGATGTTCAGGAGTAAAAGATGAAACTTTTCGGCTGGAAATCAGCCGGGCGTGCCGCTGTGCGCCCGGCCAAAACGCATGTGCCGCTGGCGCGTGCTTTCGGGAATTGGTCTTTGGGTGAATGGCCCAAAAGCTATGAGGCGCAGGTGCGCGAGGGCTATCTGAACAATGCCATTGCCCAGCGCGCGGTTCTGCTGGTGGCGCAAGGGGTTGCGTCGGCACCACTCGTCGCCAGCGATGAGGCGGCGGCAAAGCTGGTCTGCGCGACCAGTGGCGGGCAGGCTTTGCTGGAAACACTTAGCAGCCAATTGCTGCTTCATGGCAATGGCTATGTGCAGCTGCTGACCGCGCCTGATGGCTCTCTGGCAGAGCTTTATGCGCTGCGCCCCGAACGGGTTTCGGTTGAGGCGGATAGCCGCGGCTGGCCCGCAGCATTCCGTTACAAGGCGGGGGAGGCGGTGACGCGGCTCGGTTCGAATGAGCTCATTCATATCCGCACGCACCATCCGCTGGATGACCATTATGGGCTGGGTTGCCTCGGCGCGGCATCCGGAGCGATTGCGATCCACAATGCCTCTAGCCGTTGGAACAAGGCGCTGCTCGATAATGCCGCGCGGCCCAGTGGCGCGCTGGTGCATGAGGCGGCGGAGGCGCTTTCGGGCGAGCAGTTTGACCGGCTGAAGGCGGAGCTTTCCGAGCAATTTTCGGGGAGCGACAATGCCGGAAGGCCGATGCTGCTTGAGGGCGGTCTGCGCTGGCAGGCATTGTCGCTTTCGCCCGCAGATATGGATTTTGCGGGGCTTAAGGCGGCGGCCGCGCGCGAGATTGCGCTGGCCTTCGGTGTGCCGCCGATGCTGCTGGGGCTTCCCGGGGATGCCACCTATGCAAACTATCGCGAGGCGAACAAGGCGTTGTGGCGACAGGCGATTTTGCCGTTGGCCGCAAAGATATTGGATGCGCTGGCCGAAGGGATGCGGCCCTGGTTTGCGGATTTGAGCCTGAAGATCGATGCCGATCAGGTCAGCGCGCTCAGCGAGGATCGCGAGCGGCTCTGGGCGCAGGTGACGGCAGCCGATTTCCTGACGCCAGAGGAGAAGCGCGCGATGCTGGGGATTGAGGCATGACGAACGAAGCCGAATTGCATGCGCTCCTCGAACGCGCCGGTGAGGCAGGTGCGCAGCGTGCCCTTGCCCATCTCGGCCTTGCCGATGAAAGCGCGGCAAAGGATATGGCCGACCTGCGCGAACTGCTGTCCGCCTGGCGCGATGCAAAGCGTTCGGCAAGGAAGGCAGTGGTCGAATGGCTTGTGCGTGGGTGCCTTGCGGTGCTGGTCATCGGGCTGGCAGTCAAGCTGGGGCTTTCGGGGCTGGTGATCAAATGAGGATCGCAGGCTATGCCGCCATTTTCGATCATCCTGACCGGGGCGGAGATATTGTTCGCAAAGGTGCCTTTGCCCGTGCGGCCCGCGCCGGGCTGCCGCTCCTCTGGCAGCATGATCGCAACAGGCGCATAGGCTTTGTCGAGCGGCTGGAGGAGGATGCGCGCGGGCTGCGAGTGATCGCGCAGATGGATGATGACGCGCCGCCGATCGCGAGCGGAGCGGGGCTGTCTTTCGGCTACCGCGTCCGATCCGCCAAGCATGGAACATATCGTGAACTAACTGATCTTGATCTGATCGAGGTCTCGATCGTCAACCATCCCATGCAGCCGCTGGCGCGGGTGCTGGCTGTTGCAGAAGAAGGAGAAAATGATGGATTATGAAGTGAAAGCCGACCCGTTGGAGGCGGCATTTGAGGATCTAGCGGCTGTCCCCGCTGCCGTCGTGCGGCCGCAACTGTCGGCGGGCGATGTTGCCAATCCGGCACGTTCGGCCTTTGTCGATGGATATTTGCGCAGCGGGCGCGAGGTGGAGCTGAAAAGCTTTGCCGGCACTATACCTGCAGATGGCGGCTATGCCCTGCCCAAGGAGATTGATGCGCAGATCGACGCGGCGCTGAAGTCTATCTCTCCAATCCGTTCGGTCGCCAATGTGGTGCGTGTTGGCTCGGCGGGCTATCGCAAGCTGGTGACCACCAATGGTGTGGCATCAGGCTGGGCGTCCGAAGTTGCCGCACGGCCAACCACGGCCACCCCGACCTTCAATGAAATCGTGCCCAGCTTTGGCGAGCTCTATGCCAATCCGGCGGCTACGCAGGCGATGCTCGATGATGCGCAATTTGACGTCGAGGGCTGGCTGGCGGATGAAATCGCCACGCAATTTGCAAAGGCAGAGGGAACCGCATTCGTAAATGGCGATGGTATTGACAAACCAAAAGGGTTCTTGACTTACACCATTGCGGCGACCGGCGATACGACCCGTGCCTTTGGCCAGCTGCAATATGTACCGTCCGGATCAGCGGCCGGATTGCCGACCACTAACCCTGAAAACAAGCTGCTCGATCTCGTCCATGCGCTTCGCGCGCCCTATCGGCAGGGGGCGGTGTGGGTGATGAATTCGGAAACACTCGCCACCATCCGCAAGCTGAAGACCACCGATGGCGCGTTTATCTGGACGCCGGGAATGGTGAGCTGCCAGCCCGATACATTGCTCGGCTATCCGATTGTGGAGAGCGAGGACATGCCCTCCATCGCTGCCAATACGACGCCGATTGCTTTCGGCAATTTCCGTGCCGGGTACCTGATTGCCGAGCGCAGCGAAACCAGCATCCTGCGCGATCCCTATTCGAACAAGCCCTATGTCAATTTCTATGCGACCAAGCGGATTGGCGGGGCGATTTCGAACAGTGAGGCAATCAAGCTGTTGAAGATTGCGACATCCTAAGAGAAAATGCCCTTCCCTGGAGGGAAGGGGGAAAGGTTGCAGATGACCCCCTACAGCTTTCAACGTGGTGAGACGCTGACCCTTGCGCTCGATGCCATAAGCGGTGATCCCCTGACCGTTACCGGTATCAGCGCGGTGTTAAAGGCTGTCCCGCCCGGCCGCACTGCCGTGCCTGATGGCACGCCGGTTGCGGCCACTTTTACCATCAGCCCGCGTGCCGCTCAGGGCGATATCCCGCCGGGATGGACCTTGACGATCCCGGCGGAAACTTCTGCCAGCCTGGTGGCGGGTGCCTATCTGGCCGACGCGCGGCTGGAGGTGGGCAGTGGGGTGATTGTTACCGAACCGGTCGCGATCCGCATTAGACAGTCGGTGACACCATGATGCTGCTGACATGGCGGCTGGCCGGACCTGACATCGTTATGCGCTGGCGGGGGCCGGATGATAGCATTGCGGCAATTGCCGCAGCAAATCCGCCTTCGCCGGTGCCAACCCTCATCGGTCCGCCGGGCCCGGCTGGGCCGGAAGGGCCGCAAGGGCCTGTGGCCGAAGTGATCGACGGCGGCACATTCAACTAAGGAACAGACATGCCCAGAATACAAGTCAAACGCGGCCTGAAGGCCAACCTGCCCTCTGCTTCGATGCTGGCGGGCGAGGCCCATTTCACCACTGATCGCGGAACGCTGCATGTGGCGACCGGCGCCACGTCCAAATTGCCGGTTGTTCCGCCGATCGATGATCTTGCGACGGTTGCCGCCGTTGATGGTGCGGCGGATTATCTGATCCTGCACGACGCTTCGGCGACGGGGCAAAAGGAAGGCAAGATCAGTGTCAACGCGTTCAAAACGGCGCTGAACATTCCGGCATCTGACCTTGACGAAAAGACAGCGGTCGTGGCGGGCGGAACCTCTGGCTATTTGTGGGGCACCAACGGCACTGATGGCGTGTTGCGGATGAATGTGTCGATGGCCTGGACCAAGGATGCAGGTAACGGCTTTGTCACCTTGGCCGTTGGCGATGTCGATTGCGGAACCTTCTGAACCCTAAACCCTTTCCTCGAAAGAGGAGGTGCTCAAGGAGAAAAACATGCCATCGCTAACCCACAAACGCGGCACGCGGGCGCAGATCGATGCGGCAGCGTCCGCCAATGGTCTGCGAAACGGCGAGGTATATCTGATCACCGATGAGGCGCGGCTGACCGTAGGCACAGCAGCAAATGCTCATAGCCCGCTCGCCAAGCAGAGCGAGGCCGGCGGAGGCGGCGCCGATCCCTGGACGTGGCAGAAACTGGCTGCGGATGTTGCCAACAGCACAAGCACGCTGGCGCCGGTGACCGGGCTGGCTTTCACCGCCGCGGCCAATACGACTTATCTTGTTGATCTGATTGGGGCCTTCACTTCGGCGGCCACGACCACCGGCATTGCGCTGGCGCTCGATATTCCTTCGGGGGCGGTCGCGGGGCAATTGATCCACAATGTCTCGGCAACCGGGCTGGGCGGGACCGAACAGATTGTCGACAATGCGACAACCGGCGCCACGACTGGCGTTCGCGCGGCAGCCAGCAATGTAACGATTACCGCCCGCTGGATCGTCTCCATCGGTTCGGCCGGTGGCACCGTGCAGCTGCAATTCCGCAGCGAAGTCGCGGCCTCGGCCGTGACAATGAAGGCTGCGCTGACCGCCATGGGGCGGCGGACAATCTAAACTTCCTCATCGCAAGTCGGCGGGGAGGATAACCTAAGGAAAGCCAAATGCTGACGACCCATCCGGTCGCACTCACCGTTGACGCGGTGGATGCGGCAAAGACCTATTTGCGCCACGAAACCGACGAGGAGGATGCAAGCATCCTCGCGCTGGTTACGGCGGCTTTGGTCCATGCCGAGGGCTATCTGGGCCAGTTGCTGCTCGAACGCAATGTGGTTGAGCGTTTGCCGGTAACAACTGCCTGGCAAAGGCTGGGCGCAACGCCGGTGCGTTCCGTCGCGAGCGTGACGGGAATCCCGGCGGAGGGTGCAAATTTTCTGCTTTCGCCCGATAGTTACGCACTCGATATCAACCGCCATCATGACGGCTGGATCCGCATTCCCCATCCGGGGAGCGCCGGGCAGGTCGACATCGCCTATCGTGCCGGGCTGGTTCCCGGATGGCCCGATCTGCCCGAGGCGATCAGCCTCGCGGTTCTGCGGATCGCAGCGCATCTCCATGCGCACCGTGATGCCCCCGACGATGCCGGGCCGCCTCCTGCGATAAGGTCGCTGCTGCGGCCTTGGCGGCGGATGCGGCTCTGCTGATTGCAAGAAAAAGACAATGACAGAATTTGTGGGTACGCTGCGGGAGCGTGTCACCATCGAAAGGCGCCTCGGGAACCGCGATGCGCTGGGCGGAGCGAGCGGGGCTTATGCTTACGACGGCGCGGCCTGGGTTGCAGTGTCGCCGATGATCCCGGCTGATCTGGCTGCCGCAGACAGCCTGTCCGCAATGCCCCGCTGGCAGGTAACCATGCGCAAGCGCGAAGGGATCGACCTGAAGACCCGTCTCGTCTGGCGCGGGCGCTTCCTTGCTGTGCGCGGCGTGGTGAGCGATCCGCGCAATCCGGCCCAGATGGTTTTGACCTGTGAGGAGAAGCGGTAGATGTTTGAGAGGTTGCAGGCCGCCGCGAGTAAGCGCGCCGACCGGTTGCTGATGCGCGTGATCGCGCGGCTGGCGGCGCGGCCGGTGCCGCCGGGGGTGGAGATAAAGGCATTGCCCGATGGCGCTGAACTTTCGGGCAAGCGGTTGAAAGCGCGGATGATCGATAATCCTGAATTGAGGAATTTCGGGCGATGAGCGATGCTGTGGAAATAGTGCAGTCGGCGCTGGTCGCGGCGGTAGAGGCGCATCCGGTGCTGGCCGAGGAATTGACCGGAGTGTTCGACGGCCCGCCGCCGCGCACGGCCTTTCCTTATGTTTCAATCGGCGATGGCCTGTCCAGCGACTGGAGCACGAAGACCGCGAATGGCCGGGAAATCCGAATTGGCCTGACCATTTGGGATGATGGCGAAAGCGCGACCCGGCTGCACCAGCTGACGGGCCATGTCGAAGACGCTGTCGCGGCGCTGCCGCGCGATCTGCCGGGATGGCGAATTGCCAGCTGTGTATTCCTGCGATCGTTCGTAACGCGCAATCCGGCGGGGTCCTGGGCGGGCGTTGTCGATTATAGGGTACGGATGCTGGCGGTTTGACCCATTCCTTCGCTCACGCAAGCGATACGGGGGTTTTCAGGCCATCGGATAATCGCTCTTGCGCCTGCGTTTTTTGCGCGGTTCCTCTCGGCACTCGGGCAGGGCCTGTGCCGGATCGCGGTTTTGTGAGGTTGCGCCGGGCAGCTGGCCTTCGGGATTGGCAGGTTTTTCGCGGGGCTCGGTAACGCTGCCGCCGATTGCAACCACCTGCGTGATAGCCGCCTCCGACCAGCCGAAAGGCGGGATCAGCGGAACGCCAGGAGCCTCCTCCAAGCCAACTCGCACCTGCCCGACCGCGCAGGCAGCGGGCACGTCACTTTGCTGCGCGGGCGAAGGTGCAGCAATTGCCGCCGAAGCGGCCAGAAATACCATCAACATGGCGACTTCCTCTCCCCAGATCGAGTCGTCCTCAAACCGGAGACAGTAATTATGCCAGCAGAAAAGGGAAGTGCCTTCTTGCTGAAAGTTGGCGATGGCGCAGAGCCGCCCGTCTATGCAACCATCGCAGGGTTGCGCACCACGCAACTCAGCATCAACGGCGACGCCGTGGTGATTACCAACAAGGGGTCTGGTGCCTGGCGAGAGCTGTTGTCCGGCGCGGGGGTGCGATCGGTTTCGGTATCTGGTGCGGGCGTGTTTACGTGCTCTGCGGCAGAAACGCGGATCAAGAGCAATGCACTGTCGGGCGTACTCGACGATTATGAGTTGAGTTTCGAAAGCGGCGAGCGGATGCGCGGCAAATTCCTTGTCGCGCGGCTTGACTATGCCGGGGATTTCAATGGCGAGCGCAGCTATACACTGGCGCTTGAAAGCAGTGGTCCGGTGGTGACCTTGTGAACCGCGTCGCAAATAAGGCGCGCGGTGAGGCGACGCTTAGCATTGAAAATGCTGCAATCATGCTGCGCCCGACTTTTGCAGCATTGGTTGCAGCCGAGGAAGAACTGGGGCCGCTATTTGCGCTAGTCGAGCGCGCGGCAGCGGGGCAGTTGAAACTGGCCGAAATGGCTGCCTTGTTCTGGCACTGCCGGTTCGATGCGCCTGCCGATCTGACGCGAGAGGCGTTTTCGGAAAGCGTTGCGACAGGCGGTCTGGCGGCAGCGACACCTGCGCTGAAAATCTTACTGGGGCAGATATTGGGTGGGCGGTGACCTTCGCTGATACCGCCGCCCAGCTTGCCGGCCAGACCGCCCTGCTGCTCGGTTGGCGGCCTGACGATTTCTGGAACGCGACGCCTGCTGAACTGGCAGCGATCCTGGCGGCCTTGGTTCCGCAGACAGAGGCTGTCGACGCCAAAATGCTGGCCGAACTGATGAAAGAGTTTCCGGATGGATGAAGAAATCGAACGGCTGGTCGTCTCGGTCCGCGCTGATACGCAGGGTTTTGCCCGCGATGTGGGGGCGATGCGCGCAGAACTCGACGGCCCTTTTGCCGCTGGCCTTGAACGGGCGGGCAGGTTGCTGGAGGGTAGCCTCGTCCGTGCGCTGCAGACCGGCAAATTCGGCTTTGAAGATTTGCGCCGCATTGCGCTTTCGGTGCTGTCCGAAATTGCAAGCGCGGCGATTCGCACCGGGCTCGACAGCATCTTCAGCGGCGGCGGAGGGCAGGGTGGCCATGGCGGGCTCTTAACTTCGCTCACTTCGATCTTTTCAAGCTTCCTGGGTGCGCCGGGACGGGCGACAGGCGGGCCGGTTTCACCAGGCCGCGCCTATCGCGTGGGCGAGCGCGGCCCGGAACTTTTCGTGCCAACCAGCAGCGGGCGCATAGAGGCCTCCGGCGGTGGCGCTTCAGCCCCTCAGATCAACCTCACCATCCGTGTTTCTGACAATGGCCGGATGAGCGCGCCACAATCGCTCCAGCGATCCAGCCGCCAAGTGGCGCGGGCCGTGCGTGATGTACTGGCGAGGGCGGAGGATTGAGCGATGGCCTACTGGCTTTGCGAAAAGCGGCGCGGGCAGGAAGCCACGCCCGTGATGCGCTTCGACCCGCGTTTCTGGACGCTAAACTTCCCGCGCCCGATGATGGCGTCGGTGGTGACGACAGGGCCGGAATCGCTGCGCGTCGATACCGTCTTTTATCGCAGTGATGATCTCGCCGGGTTGATCTGGGAGAGCGAGGACAAGTGGGACCACCCGCTGCTCGCCTATGAAACCAACCGTGATTACCGGCGGCTGACGCTGTCATTTCGCTGGCGTTCAGCGGGGATATTGCCTTTGGATGCGATCAACGGCCCGACGCTGACGATCGAGGGGCGCAATGCCGTCGGCCAGCCGAAAAGCTGGTATGTCAGGCTATGGAACTACGCCTCCGGAACGCCCGAAGACGCGCAGATAAGCATCCCGTTCAGCGCGCTTGAGGGCGGCTTTCTGCTGCCTGCCGAGGCCGATCCGGTCTTTGCCGGCGATATCGACCGGATGTTCATCTCGCTGGTGCCGCCGGGCTATTCAGAGGTCGGCGTTGACCTTCCGGCAGGCGTTGAGGGCTGGGTGGAACTTTCCCAAATCCGCTGCGATGGGGCCGGGGTGATGCTCGATACCGGCGATGTGATGCTGCCCGAACATGACCTCAAAATGGCGACTGGCTATGACGATGCCTATAACCAGACCCCGGAGCGATTGCTGCGCCAGATTGAGGCCTTGGGCTATCGCGGGACGATCAACCATTATGTCGGGATGAGCCATTATTTCCGGCTCGATGCCGTTTCAGGCGGGCATTATGTCAGTCTGGCAGGCGGCGCGCTCAACACGCCGTGCCGGGCCTGGCACCTCGATTTTGCCAACAGGGCGAAGGCGCGGGGATTTGAGCTGATTTTCTCGCTGAGCTATGAACTGTTTGACGCGCATTGCTGGAATGATTGGAAACAGCGCGCGGAAAATGGCGACGCGGCGCTCACCGGCTGGGTACCGCCCTCGACGCTGCTTTCGCCTGCCCATTCGGGCGCGATGGCCTATTTGCAGGCGGTCGGTCGCGCCTTTGCCTATATCCAGAAACTCGCCGGGTTGCCGGTGCTGTTTCAGGTGGGGGAGCCGTGGTGGTGGATCATGCCCGACGGGCGGATTTGCCTTTATGATGCAGCTGCGACGGCGGCTTTTGGCGCGCTGTCAGTGCCTATTCCCGACATCAAGGGGCCGAAGACCGCAGCGCAGAACGCCATGCTGGATCGCGCGGGCGAGCTACTCGCGGCCTCGACCGCTGCCCTGATTGCAGCGGTCGAGGATGAAGCAGGCGCAGCGCCCTTTACCAGCCACATTCTCGTTTATTTGCCCACCGTGCTCGATCCGCTCGCGCCTGAGGCGAAACGCGCCAATGTGCCCACTGGCTGGGCGTCGCCCGCCTTCGATGTGCTGCAGTTGGAGGATTATGACTGGGTCACAACCGGCAATCATGGTGCCACCGAAAAGGGCGTTGCCGAGGCGACTGTTCGTCTTGGCTATCCCATTACCGAACAACATTATTTTTCTGGTTTCGTGCTTCGTCCGCAAGATCGGCTGCAATGGCGCGAGATCGAATTTGCCGCCGCCGCGTCGGCCAGACGAGGCAGCGCACAGACCTATGTCTGGGCGCTGCCGCAGGTCGCGCGCGACGGATACACCCATTTCCAGATTGGCGATGAAAGCGAGGATGATGTGCGCGCCTTCGACGATGTGCTTTTCCCGGCCGAGATCGGCCGCGAGGCAGAAGCGATCACCGAATTTTCAACGCAGGTGGTTACGTCGCTTTCGGGCCATGAACGGCGCAACAGCGACTGGGCCGATGCACGCATGTCTTATGACGTCGCGCCCGGCGTGCGGTCGGAGGCGGAGCTGGCCGAACTCGCACGTTTTTTCCGTGCAAGACGAGGCAGCGCGATCGCCTTCCGCTTTGCTGATCCCTTTGAAGATAGCTCCAATGCCATGCTCGGTCCGCCGACTGCGGGCGACCAGCTTATCGGCGTCGGCAATGGCGTGCGCACAATTTTCCCGCTGATTAAAAATTATGGCGAGGGCGCTGATGTGCAGTCGCGCCCGATCACAAGGCCAAGGGCAGGAACGATTATGGTTGCCGTTGACGGAACAACGACCAGCGGCTGGACGCTCGTCGACAAGGGCGCGATCATGTTTGATAGCGCACCCGCGGTTGGTGCTCAGATCACCGCCGGCTATCGCTTCGACGTTCCCGTCCGCTTCGCAGACGATCGGCTCGAACTCAACCGCGCCACCTTTGGCGCGGGTGCGGCGCCTTCGGTCATGCTGGTCGAGGTGAAGGAAAGCTGATGGCGGATGCATGGCTTACCGGCCCTGTTACCAGTTCGGCTTTTGGATGGCGGTTGGAACGGCGTGATGGCGTGACGCTGGGCTTCACATCGCATGACCGCGATGTTGAAATCGATGGCCTTACCTATCGTGCAAGCCCTGGCTTACTGCCAACGTCGGTAGTTGAAACATCGGGTCTCGACGCGGGTGGGCTTGAGGTGAAGGGCGCACTCACCGCCGACGCGCTTCGGGCTGAAGATTTGCGTGCGGGGATTTGGGACGGGGCAAGCCTCGACATATTCTTGTTTGACTGGAGTGATCCGGATGCCGGGATCAGGCCGCTGGCTAGCGGCACGCTGGGGGCGATCGAATTCAGCGCCAACAGCTTTTCGGTCGATATCGAAGGGCCCGCCGCGCGGTTGTCGATGCCGGTCGCCCCCTTCACTTCGCCGACCTGTCGGGCGCGCTTTTGTGATGCGCAATGCGGGCTGAATGCGCAGCGGTTCCGGCACAGGGCGACCGCGATTGCGGCCAACAGCGTTTCGGTGTCGATCGGGGGCATCGGCGCGCTTGACCTGGCGCTGTTTGAATATGGCGAATTACGCTGGCTGAGCGGCAGGAATTGCGGAAAGCGGGATATGATTGTTGGCACGACAGCCGACAGCGTCGTGCTTGAACGTCCACCATCATTCGAGATCGATCCCGATACGCCGGTCGAGCTGCTGCAGGGCTGTGACAAGTTGCTCGCAACCTGCACCGCGCGTTTTGGCAATGTCGTGAACTTCCGGGGCGAGCCGCATTTGCCGGGTAACGACCTATTGACGCGTTTTCCGGGCGGATGAGTGCAGTCGATGAGATGCGGGCGGCAATCGCGCGGCGCGCGATCGAACAGGTCGGGACGCCGTTCCGACTTTTCGGACGGATCGAGGGGAAAGCGCTCGATTGTGTTGGCCTGTTGCTGATTGCGGTTGGCCCCGATCTTGCGCCCGAGGTGAGCCAGATCCGCTACACTTTGCGCGGTGATCAGATGCAAAAGGCGCGCAGCGGCTTTGACGGCAGCTGCTTTTTCGAAATCGAGCCGGACGGGGCATCGATGGCTGGCGATCTGGTGCTTGTGCAGCCGGGGCCATCGCAACTGCATTTTCTCGTCCGCGTCGAGCATGGCTGGGTCCATGCCGATGCGGGGCTGGGCCGGGTCGTGCTGAGGCCGGGCGTGTTGCCATGGCCGGTGCGCGGCATATGGCGATTGGGCAGGATTTGATATGGCAACAATTGCTTTTACCGTAATTGGCTCGGCCATCGGTGGCCCTGTTGGCGGCCTCATCGGCAGCGTTATCGGGCAACAGATCGATAACGCTATATTCCGGCCAAAGGCCCGCGAAGGCCCGCGGATCAAGGAACTTGCCGTCCAGACGTCGAGCTATGGCACGCAGATACGAGCCGTTTTCGGGCAAATGCGGGTCGCCGGCAGCGTGATCTGGTCGACCGACTTGATCGAAAAGCGAAGCCGCAGCAGCGGCGGGAAAGGCCGCGCGTCGACGATCAGCTATAGCTATTCGGTCAGCCTCGCAGTCGCGCTGTCGAGCCGCCCCATCCTGCGTATCGGGCGCATCTGGGCAGAGGGCAATCTGCTGCGCGGGGCGGCTGGCGATTTCAAAGTTGAAACGGGGTTTCGCTTTCATTCGGGCGATGCCGACCAGGCACCCGATCCATTGATTGCGTCAGCGGAAGGTTTGACCAATTGTCCGGCCTATCGCGGTATCAGCTATGCAGTGTTCGAAAATCTGCAGCTTGCCGAATTCGGCAACCGGATCCCGTCGATGACCTTCGAGCTGTTCGAACGCGATGGCAGCGTGTCGCTGGCCGAAATATTTTCGGTAGCAAGCGATGGCGTGATCAGCGGTGATTTGCCCGATGCCGTTGCAGGTTATGCTTTGCAGGGCGATAGCGCACGGGCCGCGCTCAGCCCGCTGCTTGAGGCTGGCGGCGCACATATCCGGCCCGATGGCAGGGCATTGGAACTGTTCCTTGCCGCGTCCGAGGGCGCATATGCAGGGGACACCCGGCCGGTTATTGCCCCGGCCAACCAGTCGTCCAGCATATCGACCGAAAGCCGTATCGCTTCGCGGCGGCAGCCTGTCGCGGTCGCGCTTCGCTATTATGACGCGCAGCGTGATTATCAGGCAGGGCTCCAGCGAAGCGGCTGGTCAACAAGCGGAAATATCGACGAGCAGTTAGATCTGCCCGCTGTGCTCGATACTGCAAGCGCGCGGCGGATCGCCGGGAACTTCGCGCTACAGCGGGACATTCGCCGGGATCGGAAGCAATTTGCAATTGCAACTTCTGCCGAACGCCTGGTGCTCGGCCAAAGCGTCGGCGAAACAGCGATACGCGCAACCGAGGTTGAGCATTTCAACGGCTATTCGATCGTGCATTGCGAACGCTACCCACTGGTTTCAGTCAGCCCTTCAGGGTCGGTCGAGCCTGGCCGCCACCAGCCCTCTCCCGACTTGGTTGTCGGAACTACGCTTCTGCACATCCTGGAATTTCCGTCGACCGGATCAAGTCCGGCAAGCGCACCCATTATCGGTCTTGCGGCAGGCGGCACTGGTTCGGGATGGCGGCGCGCAAGCGTCTCGCGCAACATTGGCGGCGACTTGACAGAGCTCGGCACGATTGCTGCACCTTCGGCGATTGGCACGCTATTGAACCCGATTGCTGGGCATCCTCCTAACTTAATTGATAATTTTAGCATTCTCCAGATTCGGATCGACTCCAATTCTTCGCCGACAGATAGGGTCGCCTCATCGCCGCTTGCATCGGATGCCCCCGTGCTCATGGTTGGTAATGAACTTATCCGCTATGGGGCCATAGAACCTCTTGGCGGAAACCTGTTCGCGGTCAGTGGCCTGCTGCGGGACTTGGGCAAGACGGGTTCGCCTGCGCATTTGGTTGGCGAGACCGTGGTTTTCGTCGATCGCGACGCGCTATTGTTTCCCGATTTCGGACCACTTGTGATGGGTGGCAATATTGTTGTCGAGGCGGAAGGGCTTGGCGACGTGAGCCCGGTTTCGCAGTCCGCAACTGTCGCGGGCCTTGCGGTTCGACCGCTGGCCCCGGTCCATGGCCGAGCGCTATTATTAGGCGGTGGCAGCCTTGCGATCGACTGGATCAGGCGGGCCCGGCATGATCCGGGCTGGCTTGATGGCACAGATTTGCCAAATGCGGAGGGTGAAATCAAATACACGCTTTTGATTACACGAAACGGAATGAATCTTTTCGCAGCAGAGGTAGTCGAAGAAGCGCTGGTAATTACGGCGGCGCAAGTTGCAGCCTGGGCCGTTCCCATCGGTGCAACAGTCGACATTTCCATCCGCCAGTCAGGCATGTTCGGTCTTTCCGACGCGTTATCCCTTCAAACTATTCTCTAG